TAGAGGAAAGATCGCACCTATCAAGGTTGATGGCAGAGATGTAACCATTAAAATGAGTTCACCACTTGCCAATGCTGAGAACATGGAAGCATTCGACAAGACTCAAGCATGGTTGGGTACTATGGCGCAATTCGTGCCACAAGAAGTTATAGCACTCAAGGTTAAGGTTGAAGATTTACCAGCAGAGTTTGCTAAACAGCTTGGCGTTAACCCTGAACTGATTAGAAGCGCGGCAGAAACCGAACAAGTAACTAAGCAAGTAACCGAAGCAGCACAACAACAATTACAACAAGGAGGCGCACCAATTGAACAACCAGTTTAACGGATTTGATGAAATAGGTGGAGTACCAGACCCCGAAGCAGTAGCTAAGCAAAAGGCTATTGATGATGAATACTGGGGGCACCTAGATAATTTAATACATCGAGTATTTAAGCAAAACAAAGCCGGTGCTGAATTGTTAGCGATTTGGCAAAAGACTTTGATAATGACCCCAACCGTAACAGCTCACTCGACACAATTTCAAGTAGGAATTGCAGAGGGTAACAAAGAGTTTATACGCAAAATATACCTAACTATTAATAACGTGGAGAAAACCTAATGACAGATACCGTAGACGCGCCTGTTGAAGAAGCAACAACCGAAACAACTGAAGCCACTACTGAAACAACAAATGAAGTAGTCACCGAAACCGTAACAGAAGAACCAAGTACAGCGCCTGAATGGTTGCAAAGCAAATATGTAACTGATGGCAAGTCACAAGATGAATCTATTGCAGAACAGGCAAAGGCTTATAATGAATTATCAGGTAAATTTGGTTCGTTTACCGGTGCGCCTGATGAATACACAGTTGCATTAAGTGAAGATTTAACCAAGGCCGGTGTTGAATTGACCAATGATGATCCAATGGTTGTAGCTGCTATGGAATATGCCAAAGAAAATGGCATGAATCAAAAGGGCTTCGATGGCATGGTTAACTTATACGCCATGCAACAACTAGCCGATAAAACTGCTAACGATGAATATCGCGCCGATCAAATGAAAGCTTTAGGTAATGATGCCGAGTCACGCATTAAAAACATTACTGATTGGGCTGGCTCTAAACTTGATGCTGAAACCTTTGACGCATTAACTGCACTAACAACCAATGCCGAGTCTGTTAAATTGTTTGAGCAGATTATCGCTATGACTCGTAATGCCTCTGTTGATGTTGATGACGCACAAAACAACTCAGGATTATCAGCCGAAGATGTAAGCAAGATGCAATTTGAGCTTGATAGCAATGGCAATAGACGCATACAAACAGACCCTGCATTTAAAGCTCAGTATGAAAAAGCATCGAGAGAAGTTCATGGCACCGGTGAGAGTCGCCAAATGTATGGCTAATATAAATCAATATGTTACAATTGCGTTAGGCATTGTTGGGATGCCTAGTTAGCGCTAACGACCCAAACCCCCAACATAACCAACCCAACATGTTAATCCCAACGAGCAAGGATGCTTACCTCTAAGGAATTAACATGGCATTTACACAAGAAAGCTTTTCGCCTATTGGCGCACCTAGTAACTCTAACTCACCTAGACTATTTAGCTATGGCACTAGTGATTCATCATCAGCTGTCGAACAAGCCGATTACTTTATAGATAAAATTAACCAGATTAATGACGGTGATTTAGTTCAAATGAAAACATCTGACTCTAATAGTGTCATGGTGTTTAATAAATCAGGTGGGGCATTAACCCTTGCTAGTGTAGGTGTTGCTTTAAATAATAGAATCGTAGTTACACAAGCATCCGACTTGTCAGGCACTCTAGACAGTTCAAAACAATACTTTATTGACGGTATTATTGACATGGGTAGCCAGTCGATTGAAATACCTCAAGGTGGCTTAACGATTACCGGTTATAGCTTTGACTTATCTAAATTAATATCATCAGCAGCAGCTTACACAATGTTTACATCACCCGTTAGCGGTAGTGGTAACGTGTTAGGCATGGATTATGCTGTTGAAGTTACAGGCGCAGGATCACAGGTTTACGACTTAGTAAGTGATACGGGTTTTAATGCTTTCGAGTTCACACGCATTAATTACAATGATTGCAGCTCATTGGGTTCTATTGATAATTATCGTCAAGGTCTAGAAATTGGTACAGGTCGCTTCGGTGGCAAGCCAGAGTTAACACTTGTTGGTACATGGGTAGGCGGTTACTTTATTGATACGTCAATAGTAAGAAGCTTAGATGATGGTGCTTACTCTTTGTTTAGTGCAGGTGCTGGCTTTAGTATGGCATCACGCTTTAGAAGTAATCAAAACATTGATTTACCTGCAAGCGCTTCATTTATTGACTTTGCTGCATCTAACTTTGTTAATCCGTCAACGCTTCAGTTAGATGGTTGTTTAATTACAAGGGATGGCGTGTTTGATGCCACAGATACAAATATAATACCAAACATAGACGCAAGCGCTTTAGTGTGTGAGTGGATGGGTAACAACGGCATAGATAACACTTTCGTAGGTGGGGAGGTTATTGTATCAACTGAGGTATTAACGACAATTGTTAGCGATGGTGTTTATGTCGATTTAGCAGGTACATTTACAGCATCTAGTTTAACGCATTTTGATTCACCATCTAACGGGCAATTAAGACATATAGGAGATTCACCTAGAGAGTATCAAGTAGGTGGGCAGATTGTCATTGAAGGTTCTGCTAATGATGTTGTTAATTTAAAGGCTGTAATCTTTAGGGATGCCACTACTTCATTTGAAGATCAAAAGATACAATCTAGGGTTATTAACAATCTAGCAGGTGGCCGTAATATTGGCTATTATGTTTATTTTGATAACATTACATTAAACAAAAATGACTATGTTAAATTCCAAGTGGCTAATATTGGCGCGACTAACAATGTAACGGCAGAGTTAGATAGCTCGTTTGCTGTGCAAGCTAGATAAGCCAATTTGTTATGTATGCTTGAATTGTGTTATTATAGCCGTAGTCTATCAGACACCTTCATTTGAAGCCTGAACAAAGACTAATTAAAGAATGAAAAAACTTTAGTTAGGCGGCCCCGTTCAGGACACACCCCTTACTAATACCAACATTAATTTAATAAGGGGCATATTATGTCTAAGTTTCTAACAACTGCTGCATCGATTGAGTTCGACAGCGAAGTAAAACATGCTTATCAAGCACAAGGTAAGTTGCGCAAAACCGTAACGGTACGAACTGGTGTTACCGGTGAATCATACAAATTCGCAGGTCAAGGCAAAGGTTTAGCCAATCAAAAAGCTAGCCAAGCTGATGTTACACCAATGGATATCACCTACAATCGCCCGACTGCAAACCTCGAAAACTGGAATGCACCGGAATACACCGACATCTTTGATCAAGCCGAAGTAAATTTTGATGAACGCACAGAATTAGCAAGCACTATTGCGGAAGCTATTATGCGCCGTGAAGATCAAATAATCATTGATGCAATGGCCGCAGGTACTTATAGCTTAACTCCTGGTAGTGTTGCTACCACTGGACTGTTAATTGATTTAGGTACAGGTAATGCGCTAACTGTTGGTGCTGTACGTCAAGCATCTACCAAAGGCTTGACTAAACGTGGTGTTAGTTCAATGGATCGTACCATTGCTATTACTGCTGATGGTTTAGACCAATTACTTGCAACAACTCCGGTAACAAGCTCAGACTTTAACACAGTGAAAACTTTGGTTAATGGTGAGATTGATACTTTCTTAGGCTTCAAGTTCTGCATTATTGAAACCCGTGAAGAAGGTGGCTTACCTGGTGACGGCACAACTGCCTCAACTTCGTTCGCTTATCATAAAAAAGCTGTCGGTTATGTTGTCGGTTTGGATATGAAAACCACTGTTGATTGGGTGTCACATAAAACATCTTGGTTAGCAAACGGTATCTTAAAAGCTGGTGCGGTTATCCGTGAAAATGCCGGTGTAGTTAAGATTTTATCTGATTCTACAATCATCGTAGCTCAACCATAGGAGAATAACATGGCTTTTTCAGCAAGTACGTTCATCCCAGGCTCATCAATGGCAAATAGTAACGCTGCACGAATCTTTAGTTATTCGTCTGGTGATGCTATTGCTACTATTAAAGGTTCAGGCTATTTTGATTTAGCTGCAAGCCTTACCGGTGGTTTAGGATTAAAAGACGGGGATGTCATTTTGACCAACTCAGCAACTACAACTAGCTTTTTAAAGATGGCTGTTAGTGGTTCCGGTGTTGCTTCGGTGGCTTCTGCCAACGACTTCGCATAATATACCGCCCCCGTAAAACGGGGCTTTAATTCAAGGGGTTATCATGCCTAGCTCTATTTCAATAGCTTCAAACGCTTTGTTATTAATCGGTGATAATCCCATATCATCATTTGATGATCCAGGTGCAGGGGCTAAAGCAGCCGCTAACCTTTATCCCGATACAAAGAAAGCATTACTTAGTGAGCATCCGTGGTCTTTTGCTATGAAGCAACAACGACTTAACAGGCTGTCACAAGTTCCCGATATTATTACCGGTTATCAATTTGCCTTTCAATTACCTACTGACCTAATTAGATTATGGAGCGTACAAGATAACGCTAAATACATATTAGTCGGTACATTACTTTATTCTAATCAAAATCAATTACT